ACACTCCATCAAGACAAGCAAGTAAATCTTTTTGTCTTTGGTTTGCAATGTAAGCACCGATCTTTTGACCGATTGCTGCCATTGGATCTGACCCTGCTGCTAATGCAGCTAAGTCACGTGATTCAAATGCACGACCTCTGTGTAAGATAACTCCCACCTGTTTATCAGTGGAGATCTTGCCGGGTGTCAATGAAGATGAATCTGATAAAACCTCAAAGTCTCCACTCAAGTTTGCAGAGAAAAAAGGTACATTTACAAAATCACCACCCTCAGTTGCATTTAACTCAGCCATAGGTGCAACCACACCGCTAGCAAGAAAAGCATCTCGCTGTGTAGTTTGTTCTATGACATATGGAGTAAATACCTCTGGGACGATAATATCGCTCCTGAGAACAGCCATTTGTTCAAGAAATAAATTTTACAGTGTGGGCGTAACCCTATTTGACTTAGCGTAGCCTTGCCTAATATTTATATATTAACGTGTTTTTGCAATATCTCTCAACTTTTGCCAAGTTTCCTTACCATATGTTTTAAAAATACGACCCTGTTCAGTAATATCTTCACTATTTTTCAGAAATGGTTTTAACATATCTTCTGAAAAATTATCAGATGATGGTCTGGAAATAGGTGCACCACCACCAGATGGGGGTTTGTTTTTTAGTAAATATGGCTTTTCTTTCTCAAGTTTATTTTTTACATAGTCCTGTACAGGCAATTGTTCATAACCATCAACAACAACAGGTATACCTTCTTTAATTTGTATTTGATCTTTTGGAACTAAATTATTTAAAACTAACTCAGGGTCATGTGTAACTTCAGATAATGCTTGCATTGCTGGTGCTATAAGTTCAAGCTCACGATTTCTGGCTTCTAGTTTTTGTATTCGTTCTTTATCCTCTGCAGATTTATCACGATACTGTTGTTCAAGCTTTTGCGTTGCTTCTGTATATTTGCCTTTACTTTCCAACTGTTCACGTTCATGCTTTTGCTTAAATGCAAGTAACTCTTCGTAATCTTCTGGAAGAGTTTTATCTGAAACAGGCTTTTGATTTTTTAATTTACCAATAAGTTCGTAATTTTTTGCTTCAAGCTTTTTTACAGATTCCCTTAGTTGCTCAAGTTCTGCATTGTTTTCTGGTGGCGTAACCACTTCTTTGTTTTCTTCAGACATAAATTAGTCGTAAACTAAATGTATTATATTATTTATATCACCATTTGACCTTTGCTGCCCAAAAAGCTGCAGACATTTTGCCTCTTGCAATATTTTTCGCATGACGAGCAAGAAATGATTTACGTCTAGCTTTATCTTTTTCTGTCCGTGGATTTTTACCTGCACCAGATACACCCTGTTGTCCAAATCTAATTAATTTTACTTTATCTCCTTCTTTTGCTAATACTGCATGAGATTTAGTCGGGTGATTGGGAGTCCTTTTTGGTTTGTTAAAACCAGAAAATGATTCTTTCCCACGTTTAACTGTCATTTTTGTCTTTTCCTAGTTCTATCATAAATATCTTTATCAACTCTGCGTGCAGGTCCACCTCTCATATAACTATTAACACGAGCCATTGACCAAGCTGCCATTGTTACATTTCGGCTTCCACTTGATAAATATGCACCCTGACCTTTTCTATAAACAGAAGCTAATTCACCATAAGTAAATTTAGTCCCTTCAGCCTTTTTTCTTAGTGCTTTTTTTGTTTTTTCGTTTAGTGGACTTCTTCGACTTTTTTGTGACATCTTGGTTTACCCTAGATTTTTGAACAGCTTTAATGTCAATATATTCACCTTTTCTGTATGCTTCTGCAGTGCGTCTAATTTCAGCAGCTTTTGCACTCCTGTTTTTAGACCCTTTCAGATAATTTTCTGGAATTTTACTCTTCTTTTTTTTCTTTCTTGGCATTTTTCTTTGGTTTACAGGTTTGTGCTGTCTGTTTTGCTTCAGACAATCTTTCTGCTAGTGATTTTGCCATTACTTTTTACCACCTTTTTTTACTTTCTTTTTTTTCCCTTTTGGTTTCATTGACCCATAGTGTGAAGGCATAGTAATTTAAGCAACTAACAATAGTATAACTTTTAATTTGCTTTTGGATATTTTTTAATTAAATCTGTTAAAGATAATTCTGTCCCATCATCTCTTAATATCTGACGCAAAGCATCTCTAGGGCTTTTGTTTTTTGTATCTATTAAATAATTAAAGAATCGTTTTTTATTACCAAGTGCTTGTGTCTGCATATTGGGGTTTCGCTTTAACCAATCAGGATAACTCAAATCTTGTGGTACTCTTCCAACCTCACTTGGTCTTGTATCTGGAAATCTTCTTCTTAAATCATCATCATCAATAATTGGAACTGTTGTTGATCGACAATTAAAATGTTGTGGTGGCTCTGGACCTTCACCATACTTAAATTTTCTACCATCTAAACTTCCACATAATGCAGTTGTTCTTGCATCAAGTGTCGCAACATATTCATATTTTTTTGTTATATCCTGATTGGCAGAATACACAGCCTGATTTGCCATTGTCTGAACCTGATTAACAGATGTTCTTACAATTGTTCTGACTTGATTGTTTGCTAGTTTTATTCCAGTACCACCTGCAAGTGCCTGTGCTCTTGCAGTCATCTCTTGGTTTGCACCAAACTGCAATCGACCTCTAAGCCTTCTTGCTATTTTTGCAATTGATTCACCTTCTGTAATACCAACTCTTATCTCTCTTGAAATAAAATCAGCTTGTGCCGAAGCAATACCACGAAATGCTTTTTCGATTACCTCTCCACTTGGTAATGTAATCACTGAACCTTTTGCAGCAGTTAAACTAAATGTTCTTCTAACTTGTGATTCAAGTGTAGGTAATGTAAACACATTAATTCTAGTTGGGTCTGTATAAACAAGACTTCTGGCAAAATTGCCAGAAACTTGTACTGTATTTACATTTGCAGCACCGACAGGTAAAACTTTTTGTAATTCACTTGCAACAAATTCTGTTTGAAATACAGCAAGACTTTGTAATTGATCTGCCATATATGCAGTTCCTTCTACAGACCAACCTTCTAGACTTTCTTTAAACTGTGCGAGCATTGCTCTGATACGAGCAACAGTTGCAGGGCTAGTGACTTCGTCAATGGTAGCAAGTTTGTATGTTAAATCTAAAATTACATTATTATAGTTAGTTACTATTTCCCTAGCAATGCGATTGCTATATCTATTTAAATCAATAGATTGTCTGTAAAAACTTTCTGGAATTGACATTGATTATGCTGCATCTTGTTCTTCTTCTGGCTCTTGTTCTACTTCTTTTGGTTGTGCCATTTCGACTAATCCACCACTTTGAGTAGATTCGATTTCCTCTTCAACATCAAATTCATCTCCCAACACTTCACCTTCATGTAGTTGTTTCAGTAATGTTTCTTGCGTAATCGAACCAGATGTATATAGCTGTAATAATGCTTGGATCTCTTGTGGCTCTAGTCTCTGTGATAAGAAGTCTCTATTTACAAAACAACTACCAGCTTCAGCATTAATGTATTGACCATGAAACTGTAAACAGTTATCAATCATATCTTGCATCTGTTGAGCTACAACCATCATTGTAGAATCACCCTGTGATCTATCTATTCGTTTTGCTTCTGCCGTTTCTGCTGATAATTTTTGTCCTAATACAGCAGCAAGACCTAACTCATTTATCTGGTTTGATAAAACATCAAGTCTTTTAAACTGAGCATCATAACTTCTACCAGCAGGCTCAATATATTCTGCTCTTCCATCAGCGGGAAAGGCTATTGCTTCTCCGGGTCCAGCAGTTACTTCTTCAGAACTTTGCGGAAATCCATAAAATGCCAACATTGGTACAGCAGATATATGTAACTGATTATCCAAATCAGACTGTATTTGATATGCTTTTAAATTTAATTCTGCAATATCAGACATTGGTGGTCTTGATTCCAATAAATTAAGTCTGTTTGCATATGCAACAGAAAAAGGTATTTCAGACAAACTTGTAGTCCCTTCATCTACTTTTACAAATAGATTATTTTTGCCTTTTTGATGTATTTCAAAACCACCTCTAGTCAACAACCTTATTTGGTCAATTATCTTTTCACCATAAAGACCATCAGGAACTGATACTTTTTCTTGTAAACGTAATTGTGTTAGTTTTACTTCACCGTCTATCATTTCAGTTCTGTATCCCAAAATGTCTCTTGGTGTGTATGTAACCCAATATGGTCTGCCACTCTGCCCACTCGTTGGAGCATCAACCAAAACTCCGACATGACCATATCTGACCATTTTTCTTGTAGTCTCGTAAGTCCAAACATTAAGATCATTACCCTGTAAGTCAACATCAAACAAATGTTCACGGATTGAGTCTGCTGTGTCATTTAGCCTGACAGGCTTTCTTGTTAACATACCAGCCAACATTCTTTCCAATCGTAAATAAAAAGGTGGACAAACAGACCTTGAAAGTCTGTTGTCATATGATTCGTCTAATTCTCTTGGTTCCTGTGGTAAGTATCGTCTATGTCTTTTCCTCATTTGATATGTACCACCAAGTAAATCTTCAATAAGTTGCCAATGTGGTTCTTGTTGAAACCAAATTGCATTTGGGTCATTTATTTCTTTACCTTGTGAGCTTGTTTCTCTGTTGTAATAGTTATAACCTGAGTACATTTTTCTCCAATGTTTTCTTAAGTGTAATAAATAATCTTAATAAAGCCTAATTCCTGTTTTACGACCAGCACCCATATGTAATGGATTAAACAGACGCCAAGTAATGTAACCTAAAGCATCATTCATGTGATCGTAACCAGCATCTTTATCAGGTTCACCCTTTTCAGTATAACTTTGAAGTTCAAGACACTCAATTAATTTAGTTGCACTTGAATGAATTTGTAGTCTAACTTGACCTTTTCCATTTTCAAGTAGTCTTTGTACTGAATTTACTCGATCTCTTACAGGTGGGTTAGCTGCTGGTGATTGATTCATAAATCCATAACTTTCTAATATTTGGATGTCGGTTTTCGAAGCGTTTGTGCTTCTGTTTCCTCCTGACGCATCAGGATAGACATAGATTTTTTGTTCTGGATAGCGTCTTTTAATTTCTTTAGCAATTGAGTCGGTGTCATGTGATTCTTTTATTTCATCAACCACGAATAATTTGTCACCAATAGCAATACCAATAACTGCGTTCATATTCCCAATATTAAAATCAAGTCCAATTCTAAGTGGTTCGTTAGATATATCTGGCAACGCATCAGTGACGTGGACAGTTCGGTTGAAGCGGTCATAAACTTGTCCTGTTGTTATATTACAAAACTCTCCGTTTAAATATGCCTGCAGTAATCCTTTTTCATAATTCTCTTCTAATCTTGTAATAAAATCTTGTGGCAAATGTGGATTATCATATGTTCGCATTTTTATTAATTTACGATCTGTTTTCTTTTGTGCTTCATTACTACCAAAGGTATTCCACATCCATCTGAAACCCTCAGGTGTTGATGCAACACCAAACTGTCTTTGATTTCCAGAACGTAATCTTGCAAGTATTCTTGGAAAAGCTCTGTCTGCAATAGATGGAGCAACAGTATCTATTTCGTCTGCAAGTACCCAAGCAAGGTTTAATCCAATAATTCTAGACCAGTTCTCGAAACTTCTACACAGTATACGAGCATCTCCATCTGGCAGATGCAATAAATATTCGGGTAAAGGTGATTGTCTTTGTGTGTATGGGATTCCATAATCTTCTAAAAAAGTTTCAAAATCGTTTTGCCATATATCTCTTATTAATGGTGCAGTAGGTTCCATAACTGCACCTGTAAAACCTTGATTGTTTATTGCTAACTGAACAGCTTTTGCACATAAACTTCTGGTCTTGCCTGCACCATAACCAGCAGAAAGACCAATGATTTGTGTATCTTGGTCATCAACAAAAGCAAGTTGGCCGGGATGTAAGTCAGCTTTTATTCTTTCAATAATATCGTCACAACATAAATCAGCACCAGTAAATGACTCTAGTACTCTGCCTTCTCGATCAATAATATTCATAATAACTGAGCAACTTTTGCCATTGTATTTATACAGCCGAGAGCTATATGTGGTTGGTTGTTTCTTCTTGCATCTTGTGCCAATGTACTAAGTTGAGAAAGAACATCAGCAGTAAATTGCCTTCTGTCAACATCCCAATCTGTTGCCATCACTTCGTTTGCAGCACTTATATACTTATCAACTGCTCTCGGTTTCACCCCCCATTCTCTAACACCATATGCGACAATTTCTGATCGCATAGTATTACGAGCTTTCAGAGCAGCAAC